GTCGGGCCGGGGTCTTCGCCAACGAACGCAGTTTGTGGGCTTTGAACGTCGCTGCACCCGATACGCAGCCAATGCTTACTTGCATCGGGAACGCCTTGACCTGGCAAGCGTACGCGGTCGTACCGAATTTCGGGGACATAGCCCACAATTGCAGTCGCGCCCGCTGTGACCGCCGCAGAGATTAGCCGCCTAATGTCGTCGTGTGCTGTGACCCGGTCGGCTGTCATCGGCGGAAATACACTGTATGAAGAACGGCAACACCGTTCGGTGCAATCGTATCAATCTTGGCAATCGGAAGCACGACACCGTTACGCGTGACAATGTCGCCCAACTCTGGCGTGAAAGCGACGTTACCGGCAAGCAAACCGTATTCGTACGCTTCCGGTACTTCAGCGCCGGTAAGAGCCTGCAACGTGCGTTGTGTCTGAAGACCGGCAGGGAAGAACACGACAGAGGGGGTGTACGTCGTCGGCTCTGTTGCGCCGTCGTCTTGCGGGTTCCAAGGGTCGCCGCCAGCGAGCGGGGCGGCAAGCTTGGCCCATGTGACCGCAACGCCCTTCGCCGCGATCAGGCGGGCCGCTGTAGCCTTCAGACTGGCGTACGGATCAGCCATCTAGGCGCGTATCAACCTCTTGGTTCCAGAGCCGCCGCCGGTAAGGAACGGCGACAGCATGTTTGCAACAGCGACGTACGACACAAGCGTTGTACCGTACGGCGCGTACTCAACTTCAAGCGGCCCGACCTTCTCACGTATCGCCAGGCGCTCTTGATCCGTCAGCAACTCTTGTACGGTTGACTTCAGCGCAAGTTCACAGTTCGCGCGCTTCACTTCCTCGGGTACAATGTTGTTTGCAACAAGTACGTACTTGTCGCGGTACACATTCTCGCGCGGCCAATCCGCTTGTTGGTCTTCGTTGACGCGCAAGCCTGCCCACAAATCGCGGTACACCGCCGACAGGTAATCAAAGGCTTTGCGTAACGCTACTTCCTTCAAGTTCACGGGTGACACTGACAGCGCCGCCCAAGCGGCATTATTGCGAGCCGCAAAGTACGCGTCGGCGTATGCAACGCTCGCGTAACTCTCGGGGTTCGCGACAATTGAGCCGTCTTCAACGACAAGCGCCATGTGTCACCCGTTCCCTGTCTTCAGCCGTTACCAACCCGCCGGTTTGGCGGTCGGGTCCGTGTTCGGCGGCGTCACGCCGTCGCCCGCGCCAGTCGGGTTCGGGGCGGCGTTCTTCGCGGCGAGTGCAGCGGCTTCCTCTTGCTGTTTCGCAGCGGCTTTCAGTTCGGCGGCGGTCGGCTCTTTTTTCTTCGCCTTCGCCAGCTTGATACCGCGTTCTTGTGCAAACGCAGCCGTAGCGTCGTCGCCGCTGTCGCCGTACAGTTCGTGCTGTTCCGGGTTGAACGCGGCGCTGTCAATCCGCACGCATTCGCCTTGTGACTTCGGGTCCGTCGCTTTGACAAGAATAACGGTCATGTCGGGGTTTCCTGTACAGGGTTGCTGTCACGGGGAAACTTGCTCCCCTACTTAAAGGCAACAGGCGCGAAGCGTTCCCGCCTCGCGCCTGTCTTCGCCCCGTTCGCCCGCCCGAACAGTTGGCCTTGTCTTAGCCGCCAAGCAGCAAGGCAAGGTGTTCTTTCTTCACGGTCTTGACGCCCCATGCACACGAAACCTCGTACTGCATTTGGCGGTATTGCGGGTACATGGCGAGTTCAAACGCCAGGCCGCTGACCGGGTCAACGATAGTCGCGCGGTCAACCGCAAGGTCGCCGCCATCCGGCAGAGCCGGAAGACGTTGCGCGAGTACGATTGCCGAGCGACGGAACGCCATGTTGCGGGCGGTCGTCGCCGTAACCGTAATGTTCGTCGCCACACCGGGAATGGCTTGTTTCAGCCCCGGCGCGTTGAGAACGATAGTACCGCCGCCCGACACGTCAGCGTCGCCGGTCAGCACAACGTACTTGGTCGTGTCGCCTGCAAACGTGACCGTGTCACCGGCCAGGATCGTACCCGTACCCGCCGAAGCAAGGGTAATGGTCGTCGCGCCGACTGCGTAACCGGCGTTGTTGGTCGTCGCGCTCGCACCCGTACCGGAAGTCGGGCGCTTGATTTGCGCGCTTTCGCGAATGGCAAAGCCGTTCACGTCAAGCAGCACGCCCTGGCGCAAAATGCGGTCGGTTCCGGCTGCGTCGGCGGCGACTTGCTTACCGCGAAGGTTCGCACCTGCGTTCGTGTTGATAATCATGTGCAGGTCGTTGTTCGGTGCGCCGTTGTCAAGCAGAAGCTTGAGCGTGTTCGACGCGTCGGTGTAGTCGTTCGCCGTGCCGAAAGGCGTAGTCGTCGTGCCGTACGCGTGGGAAGCGTCGAGATAGAGCCCGGCAAGGTCGGCTTCAATCTCGTTGGTCAGCGCCCGCATGGCTTGCGCGATTTGGTCTTGCTGAATGGTCAGCACGCCCGCGCCGCCGTTGTTCAAGCCGCGCTGTTCTTCACCGTTCCAGCGGAACGGCGCACGGCGGGCTTTCGTGATAACGATTGGAACGTTGCCAATCGTTTGGTCGCCGTCGTTGGGCGGCGTCACGGCGGGGGTAATGTCGGTGACGGTCGCAGCCGGGACAACGTGCGAACGCACGTTCTGACCGACAGCGGCGCGTTCAACGCGAGCGTCACGCGTCACCGCCGGGATAAGCCCGACAAGTTCGCGTGACACAACGTCCAACGCGGCGTACGCGTCGGGAATGAGGTTGGTAAGAGTGTTAGCCATGTGTCACCCGTTCGGTGTTAGCGGGTGACACAATGTCAGCCCGCGTGTCAGTCAGTCAGCGTATGCGCTCTAGCCGCCGCGCCCTGTTCCGCTACCGGAAGGGCATTGAAGGCCGCACGCGTCATTGTTGGCTTGTTCCCGCCTTGCGGGTTTTGGCCCCCCGGCGCTCCCCCGCCGCCGTTGGCGGGTGCAGCGACGTAGTGTTTGCCCTCGTCCCCTTGGGACCATTCCTTAACAAAGTCGCCTAGCGACTTGTCCCCGACCATTGCAGTACGAGCCTCGCCGTCCTGCTTGATCGTCACCCGGCCTTGAAGTAGGGCTTTCGCCGCCGGGAGGAATTGCGGGGCTACCTTCGCAACTGTCAGTGCTTCGGTCAAGCCCCCGTCAACAATTAGTTTGCTGACGGCGGTACGCTCGCCGTCACGCTCGCCGGTCAGCGTTTCAATTGTCTTCGCGGCCTTGCGTGCGTCCTTTTCGAGATTGGCAATCTTGGTCTTGTTCGCGTCAATCTCGTTTTCAAGGGCTTCAATCGCCTTGGGGTCGCCGTCGCCGCCTGCCTTCACCTTCGCAAGCAGTTCTTTGTTCTTGGTCTTCAAGCCGGTAATCGCGGCTTCGTGTTCCGTCGCAAGTTCCGCCTCGCGAGCCTCGACAGCGTCGGCAATCAGCTTGTCAACGATTTTCTTGTCTGCCGGGTCTTTCGGATCATACGCCATAGTTCGTTACCCCTTGGGTGTTTAAGCGGCCTGGCCGCGATCAGCCATACAAGCCGCGAAGACCGGCCAACGTCAAGGGCTGACCGTCACCCGAGACGAGTTGAGACAGTGTTATTTTACCCGACCGCCATAGATCGGCGCGACCTTTGCCAAGCATGGCGTCTTGTTGTTCGCGCGATTGGCGAGCAAGCCAAACAGCAAAGCTTTGACGTACCGCCGCTTCGTTGCGTCGCATTATCTCGACAATGATTGAACGGCAGTTGAAATGTCGCGGGGGTCCGCCGTTGTACGGCAGAGTGTTGGGCGCGATAGGTACAAGGTCTAATGTCCAAGCCGCGTCACTGTAGGCAATACATGTCGTTGTCGTACGGTCGTCTAGAGTGCTAATCTGACGAATACCTTTGACAAGCTTACTGTTGCGGCGGAACGCTGCAAGCCTGGCGTTCATAAGCAAAGCTTGTATTGTCGTGTTTGACAGTGCTTGCGTGTCGGCAACAATCTTAGTGATTACGCCCGCGCTGAAGTTCGGCGCAACACCTGACGCTGTCGGCTTCACGCCGCCAATGTTAACGGGTCGTGTCGCAACAGGCTTGACAACCTGGCGACGTATTCCCTGACTGCCCACAATCCGCGCCAATATCTCGCGCGCCGTTTCACCGTTCGCGACGCCCTGACGAATAGCAGCGGTAATACGGAACTTGATTGACTGCGTTGTCCGCAGTCGCCAGGCGGCAACCGTACCGCCGACAATGAGTAGTGCGCCGATACCGGCGGCGGGGATAAGCGGGAAGTCGCTTTCGTCACGTTCGGGCGCTACGTTGCGCGCCGTCTGTATCGCCATAAGTTGCCAGAATTGGGCAAACGTTTCGTCGTCAAAGGCAAGCAACATGCTGTTGTCAACGATTGCGTCAACCGTCTTTATCAGCTTGTTAAGGTCGCGGCGACTGATACCTTGCAGCCTGGTAAGCGCCAGGCGCTTTGATATGTCGTTAGTCATACCGGCGATAACGTCACGAATGCGGATACGTTCGCTGGCGCTAAACTGCAAAGCAGCCAACGCCATACGTACGGCCCGGTCGTATCGCTCTTGCGGCGTCATTCGTTGGCGGGTACTTCGTCTTCGTCTTCGTCTTCAAGGTTCGGGTCAGCGACGCCGACAGGTAGCGGGGGCGGCGTTGCAGCAATTTCCGCTTGTTGTTCTTCAAGCGTTTTCTTGCTGTCGATAACGTCGCCGCGCTGCAAGTTCTCAAACAGGTCTTCTGTCGAGAGTGCGCCAGCTTGCCAAGCTGCAACAAGCGCCGTCAGTTGCGCCGGTTCCATCGGTACAGGCATGAAGTCGCGGTTAAGGTCAAACTCAACGTTAGCCGTACCGCCAGCCCATAGGCTGAATATGTCCATAGCCCGTTTGACCGCCAGGCTGATACTGATTGCGATACTCGCAAGAATGCTGTTTTCGCCGCTGCGGTGAATGGCGCTTGTCGTCGCTGTCTCTGCCTGTTTCTTTTCGGCGGCGAGCATACGCGCGCCAAGTACAGCCATTTGTTGTTCTTTGCGGTCAAGGTTGTCTTTCAGTGCGGAAAGACCTTGGCCGGTAAATTCGAGGTATTCCGCCTTGGCGTTCGGGTCCGCAAATGTCCAAACGACAGGCGAACCAATGTGAAACGACTTCTGTACGGGCTTGCCTTGTCCGTCAACCGTGTCAGCATAGCCCGCAATCCATGCGGTCGGCAGGCCGGTAAAGTGGCAACCGTGTTCGTAATCCGCCGACACGCGGTAGTGCGAAAGGTTCAAGTCCGCCAGGTCGATAAGCGGCGGTTCGTCGGCGTCAATGTCAACGCCGTTCACGCCGATAAACAGAAACGGAATTTCGGTCATTGGCGCATTGTTCATTTGCGGGAACAAGTCTTCGCCAATTTGTTGGTCTTTGCCGTCAAGGCCGATCTTGAACAGCCGCACGCGGTACAGGTTGTTGACCGGGTCAAGATCAAGCACGCGGTAACGCTGTTCTTCGGTATCTTCAAACTCGTCTTTGGGTAGCGCGGCGGTTTCTTTCAGCACGACAAGCGACAGAACTTGCTTGTTGTTTACGCGGCGCGTCTTCCAATTGATAATTGCTTCAGCCGCGTACATGACGAGAAACGGACGCAGCCCGGCGGCTTGTACTTGCGCGACTGTCAGCGGCGAGCCGTCAGCGTTCACGACAGCGGCGGGGTGATCGACAAGCAGGCCCATACGCCCGGTCGTCAGTACGTCAGTCGTCACGTTGTTGACGAACACGTTGAACGGCGTACCCTGCATGTCAATGTCTTCAAGCAGGGGCGTAACGGCGGGCGGCATAACTTCAGTTGGCGGCTTGCGAAAGACCATGCCCACAAGCCCGCTGATCGTCCGCCATGTCGCGTTATAGAAAGGCGTCCGCAGCTTGCGCGCCTTGTAATCGCTTTCGGGTTCTTCGGTCAGCTTCGGCAGGTACACCGGCCCGGCTTCGTGAACGGCGTCTTGTCCCGCGACAGTGTCGCGCATACGCTTCCATTGCGTGACGCGAGCCTTGTACTGTTTGTGTTCGTGCTTGACTGTCATGTTAGGCCCCGCTCAACTTAGACCGCCCCGCCGCCGGTCCCGTGACCGGGAACCTGTAGCATATGAAGTACCCGCCCGCGTCGTTGATATGGTCAAAGCCGCTCGTCTTGTCGGGCTCGCCGTTATCGTCGTACGCCTGCTTTTCGAGTGCGTCAGCAAACGCCGGGCAACGCTCCGCATTAACCCGCATGGCCCGTTTATGCAACAGGACATTCATAGACAAGACCCGATCTTTAACGAACGGGTTTGCCGGATTGACGCAGACATTGAAACCCGCCGCACGCAACAACGCGATATCTGACACGCTCGCGTTGGTCGTCTTCCTGGCGCTACCGCTCGCGTCGGGATAGATAAAGATTTGGTGTCCTTCTGACCGCTGTTGAATAATGCGTATCATGGTCGGCGTGTCAGTGACGTTTGTTAGTTCTGCGACCGCGTGCGGTACGCCGTTTCGGTACACGAAAACGACAGCCGCCATTTTCATAACATTGAAGTCCATACCGATATGAAGCGCGTCTTTATACGCGTCGGTACTAATGATACTTTCGGTTGACCCGTTCAACTTGCGGTCATAGTTCGGGTACACCGAACCGCTAGTCAGGTTGACAAACTCGCCGTTGAGGTACGCCGCCAATAGCTGCGGCGGGTACGCGTCTTCAAGGTTGCGGATATAGTCAGCCGGGAGGTTACGCGCGTTGCTGTACGTGCTGGCGCGTATCAGTTGGTAATCGGCAGACGGGGGCTTTTTGTACCATTGGTCGTACACGAACCTAAAGCCTTCCGGCGTCGTGGCGACAGCAATTGTATTCTTGCTAAAGTCCGGTGTCTTCTGTCGGTTCCTGGCGAGTATCTTTGTCCAAACGCTACGCGCGTCTTTGTCTTTCAGCGTGTCGAGTTCGTCAACGCCCGAGTGCATAACCTCGTAACCGACGATACGCGCGGGCCTGTCCATTGTCCGCATGATAATTTCGCCCGCGCCTTCAACGCGTATCATGGGCGTGTTAGACTT